GCTGTTGAGTTTATGAAAAACAACCCAAACAGCAAAAACCCTTACAAGGATTTTGTCGTTGATTGCGGCTTGTCGGAACAACGGACACCCGACAAAATAGCCTTCATCAGTCAGGAATTGAATTACTCAGAATTGAACGAAATGATGAGGGAATTGATATGAAAATTACAACAACAGAAATAACGACACGGAAGGTCGAAACAATGATTGAAGATTATGTATTCATGGTTCAAGTAATTACAGACGGCTCTTGTACATTCAGTCGCAAATACGCAACTGCGGTAGAAGCGGTCAATGTCTACAATTCTTTTGTAGACCACGGGTTTGCGCTGTATGAGCGTGAAGTGGTGTTGGTAGAGCCGAATGGCTTGGCACACGGCAAGACTTTCGCAAGACCTGCTGGAATCAGTATCGGGTAAAATACTCCTGTCCAAATATCAACCTGAAAGGGGTCATAAATGGATACCAATATCAAGCGTTGTAAGTGCGGCTCGTGGAACTATGGTGATGCCGCTTGCGGAGTATGTAGCAAATTGGAGGTCAGGGGCGCGGCATAAAGCGCTTGGCGCAATACCTCCTAGTAGCCGCATTCGCGGTTGGTATTGCTGTTGCTTCCCCCGCTGAGGCTGAAGCGCCTAGACCCAGCATGAAGAAAATCCATTTCAAGGATTACGCTTTCACGCAGGTCGCAACGCTTTGGCGCTCGCATCAAGAATGGGGCTGTTTGGCGAAACTATGGGGCAAAGAGTCCGCTTGGAACCCTGAAGCCGCCAACCCTCACTCAACGGCTTTTGGAATACCGCAGTTTTTGAACCAGACATGGCGCATCTACGGGTATCCAATAAGACCCAAAGACCCTATCATTCAGGTAGAAGCGGGTCTGAAATACATCAANTCACGCTACAAGACACCCTGTCGGGCGTGGAAACATTGGAACAAGAAAGGATATTACTGATGAGNGTTACTCAGCCTATACCCTTGGTTGCTCCATTTCCGCATCTTGACCCGTTGGAGTGGGTTGAAGATGAGGACGATGACGATGATTGAAAAAGCAGTTGTGGCGCTGGTGGAAGCCCGCGCAGGCGATTATTGCGAGGTATGCGGGCGCGTGGCGAAAGAGTCAATGGCGCTTCATCATCGCAAACTCAAATCACGGGGCGGGAAGAACACCGCTTCCAACCTGATTAGGGTTCATCATGAGTGCCACAACCTTGCCACCAGCAGTATTCACGCAAATCCGAATTATGCTGAAAGCAAGGGTTGGATGTGCCCGTCATGGAAAGAGCCGACAGACCACCCGTTTGTCCGACCTGACGGGTCAATAGTATTATTACAAGATGACGGCAGTGCGAGAACACTGTGGGAAGGATAAGAAATGAGCGCACAAATACGAGTAAAAGGCAACGCTGGGACTGACCCTGAGTTGAAGTTTGCTAAGAACAACACCGCATACGCCACTTTCAGCCTAGCCGATACCCCGCGTATCAAAAANGGCGATGAGTGGAGTGACGGAGAAACAGTTTGGTACAGGGTCATCACTTTTGGCGATAAGGCTGAAAATCTAGTAGACCTTGTAGCCAAAGGAGACACAGTAATCGTAGAGGGTACTTTCAAGGTGTCCACCTATGAAGACAAGAATGGCGATGTGAAGACAGGGCTGGAAATCAACGCGCGAGAAGTCGATGTTGTTGTCCGCTCGGTCAAGAAGCAGAAAGCGCCTGAAATCGCCCCATGGTAGATGAAGAACTAATGAGCGCGGGTGATACTGCGGCATATCTCGGTATCACCCTCAATCACCTGCGTCAAATCCAGCACCGCAAGCAACTGTTGTGGGAAACCCGCTCAGGGCGTAAAGTGTTCTATCGTAAGGGTGATGTTGAAAGGTTTGCGGTGAAACGAAATGACCGAATTGGAGCGCGCAAGACAAGCGATTGACCTGCTTGTAATTTCACTGCGCCTGCGCGGAAGATATGAAACAGCAACGGCGCTCGAAAAGTATGAAACAAATCTCAAAGCAGAATTAGAAAAAGCAAAGCCAAAGCGCAAACGGGTAAAATGAATCATGGCGCTCACAGTTGAACCTGAAGTCACAATTCAGGATATTGACGANGCAATCTTTCATATACGCAATTTGATGCGCGATGAATACGGGAATCGAATCACGCCGCGCCGCAAAGCACTATTGAGCGCCAGCATAGANGACCTGCTTGACGCAAGATTACAGATAACATTACACTTGNCTCATGAAAATTGAGAAGGTAGCGCTAACAGAACTCAAGCAGTATCGCAATAACCCGCGCAAGGGAAATGTCTCGCTGATAGCGGACTCGCTTGAGGCTTACGGACAATACAAGCCAATCACTGTCAATGCGAACACCAAAGAGATATTAGCGGGCAATCACACCTATCAAGCCGCAAGAAGTCTCGGCTGGTCGGAGATAGATGTCGTGTTTGTAGATGTAGATGAGACGACAGCCGCCAAAATCGTAGCCATAGACAATCGCTCGTCAGACATGGGCGAGTACGACAAGAAGGTGTTGGCTGACCTATTGGATAGCATCAACGACCTATCGGGTACGGGATACACGACAGATGAGTTTGATGACCTGCTCGCTGAAATACAGGAATTGGAATTACCGCAATTATCGGCGGAAACTCGGACATACATGCCTGAACTTGAAGTTGGAGAGACAGGACAGAACAACACCCGTTTCACGACCTCGCTTGCGGATTACGCAGAGCGTTACGCCCAAAAAGCAACCCGAATGCTGATGTGCGATTATCAAAACGACACTTATGTATGGTTGATTGAAAAACTAGGACAGTATCGAACAACAACAGGCATCAACAACAACGCTGACGCAATCATCAGGTTGATTGAAGATGCTCTAGGAGAAAAGTGCCCTCATGAAACTATCTGACTTACCTGTTCACCGCATCAAGCGCGTTATGTCTGAAGAGGAAGCGACAGCGCTGGTTGGAACGCCTGTTCCTGACTATGAACCGACTTGTAATGATGCGGGGATATGGGTTGATGACGACACTGAAGAAATCGTGTTTGTTTATTTCCCCATGGAAGAGGAAGTCAATCTGTTGCGCGCGGCGGTCTTGAACATTGACTACGGCACGATTGTTCGCCAATCAACGGGCATGCGGAACAAATCAAGAACATTTGGAATGGCTCCACGCAAGGTCTATCAACGCAGAGAGTCTTGCCGCCCAACAGCGCTCGCAGTAGAGCAACCGAATGAACACGCTGTTCTTGTTGCTTTCAGTCAGAAGTTTGCGCAGATGTACAAGGAATTTGCGCCTGATATGTATGAGCGCGATGCTAAGAATCTTTCAGAAGCAGGGTTGGCTGACGAGTGGAAGATGACTGACGACTCGCTGTGGACCAGCGGTGTTATCAACAAGTCATCAACCCTTCCCTATCACCGTGACGGCTTCAATTTTGCGACTTGGAGCGCTATGCCCGTCATACGCAAGCGCATGGCTGGCGGATATTTGACCTTGCCTGAATACAATTTCACTTGCTCTTGTCGTGACGGCTGGGTGACTTTCTTTGCGGGTTACAAGTATGTTCACGGCGTAACCCCGATGATGCCTAAGAGTGAAGACGCGTATCGGTACTCAATCGTCTACTACGCGTTACAAGGCATGAAAGATTGCTTCACTTACGCTGTGGAGAGCGCTAAGGCTAAAGAGAAGCGAACAGAGCGTGAAGAACACATGGCTAAAACAATCAAAGGTGAGGAACCAGCCAGCGTGTTAGGTAGTAACGCAACGCGTGATTAGTCTTGATGAATTTGCTTTTTTTCATCAGGAAATGGTGGACACGAATGAAATGGACCCTGTCTACCCTGTCCTGAAAGAAATGGGGCGGTTACTCGACCTAGACAAAGAGGATTTGACTTGGTTGGTTCATGTTTATGTCGCTTATTACGACATGGGCAGTGCGCTGAATTGTTTTGAAGAAAACCCTCAGCCGCGCATACCTAGCAATCCGACCCTAAACCGATTTTGCGCTACAGAGAGACGCGGACACCGCGACCCGTACCGCTTCAAGCCTCATTTTCAATCATTGGTTTCGATAGCGGAAAGCAACGGCGGCTTGTATTCATGGATAACTAAGTACCTGACGAAAGACCCAAAGCAATCTTGGCGAGCGATACAAGCGCCGCTGGAGATTATCTACGGCAACGGGCGCTGGGCTTCATACAAAATCTCTGAAATGTTACAAAAAGTTATTGACCTACCGATTGAAGCGCCTGATATGGGTCACGCCAATAGCACTGGACCAAGAGACGGGTTGGCGTATCTGTATAACAATCTCCCGACTGGAAACAAGACGCAAGACATAGCAACCCTCGATTCAATCTCAAACGACTTAGTGAGTAAATTGACGACTCACGGGGTCAGCGCAAAAATTGAGGAAGTAGAAACAAGCCTGTGCGGGGTCAAATCACTTATCAACGGGCATTATTACATTGGCGCCGACATAGACAAGATGCAGGAGAGCCTAGACAAACAACCCTGCTCTCTCACGCCTATCGCCTATGAAGCGCGCAAAAATGTCTTCCCTCACCGCTATCTCGGAGAACTCAACGGCTGGAACGGAATAGACAAAGACCGCCTCAAGGCGTATAAAGAGACAGGTGTAATACTTACAAGGTAGGATTACTCGCGGAAGGAAGGACAAAATGAAGATTATTTACTTGATTGGCGCACCAGGGGCGGGCAAGACAACGCTCACAGAAGCCTTCACGCGCGATTGGCAAGAGACAGCGCGCCTAGATGACCCAATCAAATATCGCAAACATCTCACCCCTCAAGGTGAAGCAATCTCACTTGGTTGGCTTAGACCTAACTTTGGAGGCACGGACACTCTCGGCAACACTGCGATTATCCCAATTGAAACTTGGTTACCAAAGGTGGCAGAAAGTAACCTGACCTACCTGTATGGAGAAGGTGACCGCCTAGCCAATGCGCGTTTCTTCAATCTCGCCAAATCAGTCGGACAACTGTATTTGTTCTACTTAGATACAGACCCCGCTGTTTCAGAGCAACGCAGACGAACAAGAGCCGCTGAAACAGGAAAACAACAAAACCCTACATGGGTCAAAGGTAGAGAAACTAAACACCGCAACCTTGCTCGTGAGTTCAACGCAATCACTATTCCAGGACACGGAACACCTGAATACGGCGCTGAACTTATGTGGAATGTAATTTTGTCCTAGACTCAGAGACACTATGGCGCGACAAACCCCGAAACCCGAACAATTAGAGCGTGAAGTTGCTGTGCTGGAATTGCGTAAGACAGGCGCGAATTGGCGACAGATAGCAGAGGCAGTCGGATACAGCCACGCTTCAGCCGCTCGGAAGGCGTACCTGCGGGCGTACGACAGAACCCTTCAAGCGCCTGCGGATGAATTGCGCGACCTTGAACTTGACCGCATTGACCGATTACAGATGACATATTGGAAAGAGGCGATTGAGGGAAACATCAAGGCGGCTGACTTTGTTCTGAAATGTATTCAAGAGCGTGTCCGCATTTCAGGTTTAGCCGCTCCAACACGGATACAAGCAGAGGTGGTGAGTTATGACGCAACAAGTATCGACGCAGACATTGAACGAACAATCAGGGATTTTGAACGAGCAGAACAAATCATTATCAGCGCAAGAGAAATTGAAGGCGGCTCGTTGGAAGTGGAGAAAACAACAAGCGCGGAAGGAACAACTACCGCCTGAGGGTGATTGGCATACTTGGCTGTATCTTGCTGGACGCGGCGCGGGCAAAACCCGTACAGCCGCAGAGTGGTTGGCATGGGAAGCAATCAAGACCCCCGCTACACGCTGGGCGATTGTTGCTCCAACTTACTCGGACGCGCGAGATACCTGCGTTGAAGGTGACTCAGGTATCTTGGGCGTGTTACACCGATACGGCGCTGTTCTGAATTGGAACAGGTCGCTCGGAGAACTTTTGCTCAACAACGGAAGCATTATCAAACTATTCAGCGCGGATAAACCTGACCGCCTGCGCGGACCACAACATCACGGGGCGTGGTGCGATGAGTTAGCGGCTTTCAGATATTCCGATACTTGGGACCAACTCCAACTCGGNCTGCGATTGGGAGACAAGCCCCGCGTCATAGTCACGACAACTCCACGACCAACCCCGCTCATACGCGCTCTCGCAGGTCGCGCTGACGGGTCAGTAGCCCTCACTCGCGGCTCAACATTCGACAACGCCGCAAACCTAGCGCCCAGCGCACTCCTAGAGTTTCAAGCCCGATATGACGGCACACGCTTAGGTCGGCAGGAACTCTTTGGAGAGATTTTGGAGGACACGGAAGGTGCTTTGTGGACAAGAGGACTGATTGACCGCAATCGTGTCTCTAAAGCCCCTTCATTGGCTCGTATCGTGGTCTCTATTGACCCTGCTGTGACTAATACAAAAGACAGCGATGAGACGGGTATCGTGGTCTGCGGTTCAACGCATGACGGACACGGCTATGTCTTAGGAGATTACTCATTCAGGGGTAGCCCGCTCGATTGGGCTAGCAAGGCTGTCTCGGTGTTTGACGAGTGGAAGGCTGACGCACTGCTCGTTGAAGTGAATCAGGGCGGCGATATGGTCAGCGCTGTTCTGAAGCAAATCAGGCTTGGCTTGCCTATCCGTGAAGTGCGAGCGCATGTCGGAAAGAAACTCAGAGCAGAACCCGTGGCGGCTATGTACGAACAAGGTCGCATTCATCATGTCGGTGAATTCTCGAAATTGGAAGACCAGATGACGACTTGGACGCCTGATATGGCTGATTCACCCGACAGGCTTGACGCGACTGTACAAGCATTCTCGGACTTGTTAGGCTCTCGCAACATTACCGATTATTTCAACGCGCTCGCCAATTTCTGTCCGAAATGTAACCTGCCTAATTCCAAAACATCAGCAACATGTTTCAAGTGCGGAAGCGCTATCATTACACCAGCCTGAAATTCAAGGGGCATAACCAAGGGAGATACACATGGGTCTGCGTGACCGTATCGCAAGAGCAATCGCAACAGGAAGTATCGAGAAAGCCCCAAGGCTACCTGCGGGCGCAACAACGCTAACAGAACAACAGATGCGTATTGCGGCTGAAGCGTTGCGAACAGGCTATGGAAATGCTAATCCACTCCCACGCGCACCTTATTCCGCGCAAGTGCCATTTGGACCAGGACTCCCTATCACGCCAGGTGCTATCAATCCTCTGCGTGAAGACGGAAGACCCGACCCGCGCCGCTATGAATACCAAGTCGCACAAAACATCAATGTCACTGAAACGCGACTCATTCCATTCAAGACACTACGCGCCGCCGCTGACCAAATAGATATTTTGCGCCGATGCGTTGAAGTGTTGAAAAACAAAATCACGGGATTGGATTGGGACATAACCCTTGCGCAAGATGCGTCAGAAAAGATTGCCGCTGAATCGGGCGGTGACCATGTTCGCGCTATGGCGAAAGCAAGAGAGAAATACACAGACGAAATTGCGCGACTCAGAGCATTTTGGGAGAACCCCGACAGAAGCAACGGCTTGACTTTCTCGGATTGGTTGATGATTGCGCTGGAAGAAATCCTTGTTATTGACGCTTGGGCTGTTTGGCCGCAAGCGACTGTTGGCGGAGACTTATACGGCTTTCAAATCCTTGACGGCTCAACTATCAAGCCACTACTAGACGACAGAGGCATGCGACCAATGCCGCCGAATGTCGCTTTCCAACAAATTCTTTACGGCTTCCCTCGCGCTGAATTCACTGCGAATGACGATGACCCTAAGGCTGACGGCGAATTCACTGCCGATGACTTGGCTTACATGGTGCGCAATCGCCGCTCTATTTCTGTTTATGGATTCAGCCCTGTTGAACGCGCACTACCTCTCGCAGATATTTACCTACGCCGCCAGCAATGGCTAAGAGCGGAATACACAGACGGCGTTTTGCCTGAACTTATGTTTGAGTCACAAGGCGATTGGTCGCCTGACCAGTTGTTGGCGTATGAAAATATCTTGAACGACCAATTAGCAGGGCAGACAGAGCAACGCAAGCGCGCTCGCATTCTCCCTCAGGGATTGAAGCCCTCAACCTATGAAGGTTACGGCGAAAAGTTCAAGGACACGCTCGATGATTACCTCATCACTAGCATCTGCGGTCACTTTGGCGTTCAACCAAGCGAAATCGGATTTGCTCCCAAGTCAGGTTTAGGCGGCTCAGGGTATGAAGAGGGTCGCGCAAGTAGCGCTGAAGCAATCGGAGCACAGCCGCTTGTAAATTGGATTAGCAAGATGCTCACAAATCTTTCTTACACCTACTTGGGTATGCCTCGTGAGTTGGAATTCAGACTACTCACCAGCAAGCGCCTAGACAATGAAGAGAACGCTCGCAAGGCGCAAATTGAAGTTACCAGCGCAGGCAAAACAATCAATGAACGGCGCGCTGAACTTGGCTTGCCTCTCTTAGATACACCGCAAGCAGATATGCCTCTCCTTGTTAGCGCCGCAGGTATGTTCCTGTTTAGCCCTGACGGAATTATCAACGCGGCTGAAGCGGCAAGCGCCCCTGCTCTTGAAGGCAGAGAAGCGAAACCCGTTGAACCGACAACGCCAAATACAGAGAACGCTCAACCCGCAGAAGAGCCGACAGGCGAAACTGAAGAGGAAATCAGCGCTGAGGTTGCTCGTGAAGTCAAAGCATTTATGAAGTGGGCTAACAAAGGCAAGCGCGCAAGGCTCTTTGAGTTTTCGCACCTTGACCCGATTGTTGCTGACGCTTTGAACAAGTGCGCATTTGACGGAGACTTAGAAACCGCCAAAGCGCTCGCCAAGGCGTATCTCACATGATTTGGGGCGCTCATGAGGTTGATGGGCGCATAGCGGCTAGGGCGGCAGTCAAACTACGCGCGGCGCTACGGCAAAGTATTGATGCCAAGCGTCTCTATCAGTTGTACAAAGAGTCAGACCCGCTCGTAACGGATAATGAAGCGCAAGACAATGCGCGCGCGCGAGCATGGGCGATGATAAACATGCTCCCCAACAATCAGGCTCTTATCAATGCGCTGATGTTTCTTTGGGCTGAGGCTTTTGTTCTCGGAGAAGATAGCGCCAACGATGCTATCCGACAGGCGCGTGAATTGAAGAAAGCGCCGCAAGAAGGTATTGATTGGGCTAGTTGGAAACCAGGTGACCGCGCTTCCGCGCTACTTATCACGCCACCTAAAGCATTTCAATCACTCTTATCCCGCTCAGGCGTAGCAATTCGAGGACTAGACAAGACAGGCTATGACCGCGTGGGAACTGCTTTGGCTCGGTCTATCCGACTTGGCTTGGGAGATACCAACGCCGCGAAACTTATCAATGATGCGATAGGCGACCCTGCCCGTGCGCTAACAATCGCAATCACCGAAACCAACCGCGCTGTTTCTCTCGGTGCGATGAAAACCTATCGTCAAGCAGGCTTAGAAAAAATGGAATGGGCGGTGAGCGACCCCTGCCCTGAGTGCGCACAGAACAACGGACAAATCGTTGAAATTGGCGGAACATTCAATTCAGGCGCGCAACAACCCCCAGCGCACCCAAACTGCCGATGCGCGTTGCTTCCTGTTCTGCCTGATTACGAGACGAATGAAGCGGGCGTGGTTGATATTGCGCCGAAACCAAGCGGGCGCGAATTTGCTGGCGTGGCTGAGAGCGATTTGCTTGTCATGGCTGAGCGTATGGAAACAAACATCAAATTACCGCGTGAACAATTAGTCAAAAAAGGCGAATTGGATTTGCTAGCGGCTTATGAAGCAAAAGGTTACAACGGCTTACCTAACGTGGTTGATGCGGACACTTTTGAAACAATGGCAAAACAAGTGACCGAAAGCGGGAATGGAGCGGTGGTTTATCGCGGCGTGGCTGGTCCAAACGCAACGCAACTTGCTGAACAATATAAGTACGGCGAACATTACGCGGGGCGGGGTATTTTTGGCAACGGAACATACTCGGCAAATAGAGAAGAAATTGCCTTGGGATATGCGGGAAATGTCAAAAAGGGTGAAGGCGCAATATTGGAAATGATAATACCCGACACATCTAACTTTATTGAATACCGCGATATGCGGAAAAAAGCAGAACAAATTAGTGACGCTGTTTGGCAGTATAGAAAAACCCTTGAAATGGACGTGCGGCGCGCGCTGAGAGCGGGTAATGAGCCATTGGCTAAGGAATTGTCGGCAAAATACAAAGCATTACATAATGTCCAATACGCTATGAAAGACCCAGGACAGGCGGCGGT